ATCACCATCCCTGTGGATGTGATGAAGCGGGATCTGAACGTTGGTACTGCTACCGCTGGTGGCAACCTCGTTGAGACCGAACTCGATGCCGCCAACTTCATTGATCTGCTGCGGAACGCTTCCGCTCTGGATCAAGCTGGCGCAACCGTGCTGACTGGCCTTTCTGGCAACGTCAACATCCCCCGTCAGTCTGGTGCTGCTACTGCTTACTGGGTTGCTGAATCTGGCTCACCCACCGAGTCCCAGCAGACCATTGATCAGGTCGCTCTGACTCCTAAGACCTGCGGTGCTTTCACCGACTTCAGCCGTCGCCTGATGATCCAGTCCTCCATCGACGTGGAGAACATGGTTCGCACCGACCTCGCTCGTGTGCTGGCTCTAGAGATCGATCGCGTCGGTCTGTATGGCTCTGGTTCTTCTAACCAGCCTCTGGGTCTGAAGGACACCACTGGTGTTCTGACCGAGGACTTCGCTGCTAACACCCCAACCTTCGCCGAGGTTGTGGCTCTGGAAAGCGATGTTGCTGGTGCTAACGCACTGCTGGGTTCACCTGTTTATCTGATGAACTCTGCAATGGCTGGCGGCCTGAAGACTGCTACCAAGGACTCTGGCTCTGGTCAGTTTGTCCTGCAGGGTGGTGAAGTGAACGGCTATCGCGCTGTGATCTCCAACCAAGTTGCTAGCAACGATCTCTGGTTCGGTAACTTCTCCGACCTGATCATTGCCTACTTCTCTGGTCTTGATCTGATGGTTGATCCTTACACTGGCAGCACCTCTGGCACCGTCCGAGTGGTTGCTCTGCAGGATGTTGACATCGCTGCTCGCCACGGCGCGAGCTTCTCACGCGGCAACAACAGCCTCTGATCATGAAGATCGAGATCCGTAAACAGGTAACGCTGTCGGGTCAAGTAGTCCGTATTGGGGAAGTCGTTGAGGCTTCCCTTGCGGATGCACAAATCCTTATCGGACAGGCTGCGGCCATTGTCTATAAGGAACCCGCACCCGAACCTGAGGCAGCACCCGTGCAGTGCCCTATGCCTAAGGCTGAGGCAAAACCCAAAGCAACTTCCCGCAGGAGAACCAAACCATGACTGTCCAAAATTTGGGCACTAAAACCACCCTCTTGTCTCTCTCGGCAAGTGATGTGGTTACCGCAAGTGCCAACCGCACTGGTGTTGACCTCGTTGATTACGAAGGCGACATCATGGCTGTGCTTGACGCCGAAGCAGGTGGCTCTGGCATCACCTATGCCGTGAAGATTCAGGACTCTGCAGACAACAGCACCTTTGCTGATGTTTCTGGTCTGGCCTTCACCACCACCACTGCTAACACCGCTCTGACCGAAACCCTTCGCATCAACAGCGATGAGGTTAAGCGTTACATCCGTGCCGTAATCACCGTTGCTGGTGGTACTGGCGCTGGTGCTTTGAGCGTCGTCGCTCTCGGTTCCAAGAAGTACGGCTGATCATGCCAATCAACGACACTGACGGTTTTCTCAACACTGATGAGTTCGGTCTCGACTGTTCTGTTGGTGCCACGACTTTCGTCGGTGTCCTTGATTCGCCTGTTGAAGTGATCGCAGGCGGCGTTGCTCTAAGTCGGGAGTATGAGCTTATTGCTGAGACTTCCAAGGTGAGCAGCGTCGCTCGCGGCACCACTGTGGTGGTGAACTCTGAGAATTACACCTGCAGAGAAAACAGAGCCATTGATGATGGTGTTTTTTCTGTCCTGTTGCTGAGTAAGGACTGATGGCTGACACACGCCGAGAGCTGATCCTTGCTCGCATGAAGACCAACCTTGACTCTGCTACTGGCGCGACTGTGTATCGCAGCCGAGTAGAGCCCTTAGCTCGTGGTGAGGTCCCAGCGCTCATCATTGAGCCAGTTAACGATCAACCTGTTGACACCAACTTCTTCGACAAGCTTGACCACACGATGCGAGTGCGCATCACCACTTTGGTCAGGGCAGCCTTACCAGACGACGAATCTGACACATACACCCAGCAAGTGCATTCTTTGTTGATGGCAGATCAAACAGTAAATGGATATGCGCTTGATTTAACACCTGATCGGACTGAGTTCAGCCTGTATGAGGCTGATGTGCCTTTAGGCGTTATCAGTCAAGATTTTTTGGTCCGCTACCGTACGAGTAGAACTGATTTAACTTCTGCTTGAGTATGGCTAATATGAACTCGCAGGTCCCTAATCCTGGTGCAGGCGGCAGCTATCTGTTTGATCCTGAAACAGGGGAAACTACACTGATTTCAGCACCCACCGCCCCCAAAGAAAATGGCACTGACTCGCAAAAAGTTCCTTCTGGCGAAGATCGAAGCGACGGAGGGAACGGATCCAAGTCCCGTAGGCGGAAGTAACGCGATTCAGATCAGCAGCCTTGAGCTGACTCCTATGGAGTCTGACAACGTTCAAGCTGCAGCCTTCCAAGGATTTTTGGGCAATAGCACTCGCGGTACGCTGACGGCTAACAAGCGGGTGAGTGTCAGCTTCGATGTTGAACTGGGGGGTAGTGGTACTGCTGGAACTGCTCCTGCTTATGGGCCTTTGCTCAAAGCATGTGGTTGCTCTGAAACCATTGTTAGCGATACAAGTGCAACTTATGCACCTGTAAGCAGCAGCTTCGATTCAGTCACTTTGTACTGCTTCTATGACGGCACTCGTCATAAGATCACTGGTGCTCGCGGCACAATGAGCATCAGCCTCTCGGCTGGACAGCTTGCCACGATGAGCTTTCAGTTCACTGGCATCTACAACAACCCAGACAGCACTGCGCTGAGTGGCACCTTCACTGTTGCCAACCAGGCTGCAGCTCTTGAGGTCAACGACACCAACATCACCACTGCAACATTCTTCGGTGAGACCAGCCAGCGCATCGAGTCTTTGGACTTTGCTCTGAACAACAGCTTGATTTACAAAGAGACTGCTTCTTCCAAGCAGGCACTGATTGTTGATCGTGCTCCTGGTGGCACTGCTGTTATCGAGGCTCCTGCTCGTAGCACTACTGATTATTTTGAGGATGCACGCGGTAACAGCACCGCAAGCAGCAGCATCGTTCTTGGCGGCACTGCTGGCAACATCACCACGTTGACTATGGCGCAGACTGATGTGACTGGCATCAGCTACGGCGACACGAACGGTGTAATCAGTTTGACGATGCCTTACTTGGCACTTCCTACAACTGCAGGTAATAATTCCTTCAGTCTGGCTTTCACCTGATTCATGGGTTTTAAGTACACCAAGGTCGCTTCTTACAAGTGGCCTGTCACGGTAGAACTACCCGATAACGGTCAGTACAAGAAAGAAACGTTCACGGCCATCTTTAAAAAGGTTGGCCGTAAATCGTTTGATGATCTCGATGATGCAGCCACGGAAAGCTTGATCTTCGATGTCTTGCTCGGCTGGGAAGACATCACTGATGAAGACGGTGACCCAATCCCGTTTTCTGAAGACTTCAAGACTGAGCTGCTTGACGACACCTACTTCTTGCGTGGGGTCATGGCTGGTTACTTAGACAGCCTTCAAGGCGCACCAGCAAAAAACTAGAGGCCGCAGCCCGTTATTGGGCGCAAGGCGGCGTTATAGACGAGCGGGAGGCTGATCTAAAGGCATTAGGCATGTCTGACGATCAGCTTGCTGCAGTAAAGCTGGAATCTGTCGACAAAGACTGTGAGGTCTGGGAAGAGAACTGGGCCACAGTTCAGATGTTTTTGCGCATCCAGACGCAATGGCGTGTGAGCATGAGTGGCCCTGTTGGACTTGACTATGCATCGCTGAATTGGCTTTGTACACTGTATCCAGTGGAGGATCAGCAGCTTCTTTTTGAAGGCTTGCAGATCATGGAGTTCACCGCTCTCAACTGCTTTAGCAAGAAGAACTGATGGCTGCTGTCACTACCGAGCTGAAGGTTCTTGTCAAAGCCGTAGGCAAGGGTGAAGTCGACAAGCTGTCGAAATCGCTGAATGACCTTGGCTCTAAGGCTGCAGCGCCTGCCAATCGACAGTTTCGTGAACTGTCTGTTGAGCTAAAAAAGATTCAGCGTAATAGCACGCAGAGTATTGCGAATCTGCGTGGCTATAGAAATGCATGGCGTGATATTTCTGAGCAGGTCAAGATTGGTAGCCGTGAATTCAAGGTTGCGACTGAGAACGCAAAGCGTCTTGACGCACAACTGCAGAAAGCGCAAGGCCGCCAAGTATCGACGCTTGGACAACGACTAAGGCGAGGAGCGCAGACCGCTGGCGCAGTGGCTGCAGCAGGCGTGTTTGGCGGTCCTGAAGGTGCTATTGGCGCTCTGATTGGCTCTGCTGGCGGTCCTGCAGGGGCTGTCGTTGGTGGCGCTATTGGCGCACAAGTTGGCGGTGTTAGGCAGGCCTTAGGAGGCACTGCAGAATATGCAGCTTCGTTAGCAAAGCTTCGTATCGCGCTGAAGGGTGTTACTACAAGTCAGCAAGATTATGAAAATGCGCTGCAGTTCATTACCGATAGCACGCGTCGGTTTGCTATCCCGCAGGAAATTATTACTCGTCAGTTCACAAAGCTGCAGGCATCAGTGCAAGGTGCAGGCGGCAACCTTGAAGACACTAAGACGGCTTTTAACGGCATCGTTGCTGCAACTAGGGCTACTGGCGGATCACTGCAAGATATCGATTCTGCGTTGACTGCAACTGCTCAGGTCTTCAGTAAGGGCAAGGTGAGTGCTGAAGAACTGCGTCAACAGATTGGTGAGCGCCTGCCTGGTGCATTTACTCTGTTTGCCTCATCTATGGGCAAGACCCCTCAAGAACTAGACAAGGCTCTTGAGAAGGGTGAAGTCAGCCTGCTCGATTTCCAAAGATTTGCAGAAAGCATTTTCAAAAAATACGGAGAAACGGCAAAAGTGATTGCTAGCAGTCCTGAGGCAGCTGGTGATCGCTTAGCTGTTGCCCTTTCTGAAATGAACGAGGCAGTTGGACGGATTCTGCGTCCAATTGGTGCTGCGTTTCAAGAGGTTTTTACAGGCATTGTTGAGACCATTACTGCTGCAGCAACAGCTCTAGACAACTTTTTAGGAATTAGCGAGGGAGCAAGAATTGAAAGGCTAACTGCACAGCAAACCGCGTTGAATTTAAAACTGGGTGGTTTGCAGCAGGACTTGAGACGTGCTCAACAAGAAACACCAGAAGCAGCACTCTTTGGCGGGCAAGGAGCTTTCGGTCAAGGCCCTGGAGCTGTAGACCCTAGACAAGGAGGTGTGGCATCAATATTATCGGCAATTGCTGAGGCAGAAGCAGAAAGAAATAAAGTCAGTCAACAGCTTGCTAGCGCACAGGCATTGGTAAGCATTAGGGAAAATATTAAACAGGCACGTCCTGGAGACGGCTTTAAACCAATAATCCCAGACTTAAGCGGAGGCACTAAAGGTGGTCGGACGCCAATCGATACAAGTGAAAGGATGGTGAATTTGCGGCGTCGCTTAGGTGAGGCATTGCAACAAGAAAATGCAGAGTTAGTGGCTCAAACAAATTTTCTGATTAGAAACGAAAAAATAGCTTTGAGATTTGAATCAGGCGCAATTACGGCTAAAAAACAACAAGAGTTGCTTGAAGATAGCAATAATCAGCTCATAAGAGATGGCCTCAAATTACGAAACGCTGCGAAAAACGGTGTAAAAGACGTAAATACAGAACTGACACAGAGCCAGCAGCTTCTGAACAGCATCAAGGACACTGTGGCTCAAGGCTTGACCAACGCAATCATGGGTCTTGTTGATGGCACCAAGTCTCTTGGTGAATCACTGTCTGGAATACTGAGGCAGCTTGGCTCAATGTTCCTCAATGCAGGATTCAAGAGCCTGTTCAACTTTGCTGATGGCGGTGTTTTTCAGCAAGGTAAGGTCACACCCTTCGCTTACGGCGGTGTTGTAAACAAGCCAACTTTGTTCCCTATGGCTAATGGTGCTGGTCTTATGGGTGAGGCCGGACCAGAAGCGATCATGCCATTGCGTCGCGATCGTTCAGGTCGTCTTGGTGTTGAGGCAGTCGGCGGTGGTGTTGGTAACGTAGTTGTGAACGTTGATGCATCTGGCTCATCTGTAGAGGGTGATGCACAGGGTGCAAATCAACTCGGCAAAGCTATTGGCATTGCTGTACAAGCTGAACTTGTCAAGCAAAAACGTCCTGGAGGCTTGCTGGCGTAATGGCTATTTTCAATGACGCGACTGTAGGGACAAGCACAGGCGGCACAACGCCTGACTTTGGTGCAGTGCGAAAATCACAGCCTGCCGTTCGTAAGGTCCAATTTGGGGATGGTTACGAGAAACGCTTGACGTATGGATTAAATCAAAATCCACGCGTTTGGGATCTTAAGTGGACTGCAAAAGATAGTACAGATGCTGATGCAATTGAGGCATTTTTTGACGCAAGAGCAGATGACAATGCAGCTTTTGATTGGAGTCCGCTTGACGACACAGACACCTATAAGTGGGTTGTAGAGAGATGGCAGCGAAATCATAATTACGCCAACGTTAATGAGATATCTGCTACCTTCCGCCAAGTCTTTGAACCGTAATGGCAATAGCAGTTTGGGCCGCCACTACTTCTTTTTCTGTTGGCAACGTTCGCCGTTCTAGCAGCGATGAAGGCACCGGCCTATTTTTTCGGTGCACAACTGCTGGCACATCAGCCAGTTCAGAGCCTGCTTGGCCTAACTCTGCTGGCGACACCGTTTCTGATGGGACGTGTGTCTGGACTGCGATCTCAGCAACGTATGGCGATCTTGCGATCTCCAGCCCCAGCGCAATCATTGAGCTGTTTCAGCTAAGGCTGGATTCAGCGTTGCACGGCAGCAACGACATTTATTATTTCCACGCTGGCACCAACGAGTTCGGCGAAAGCAACATCATTTTTGACTCAAAGACTTATTCCCGCGTTCCGATCAAAGCTGATGGCTTTGAATACACGAACACTGGCACGTTGCCCCGACCAACGCTGACTGTTAGCAACCTCAGCAGCACCATCACAGCGTTGCTGTTGCTGGTCAACGCAACAACTGCTGGCAATGACCTTGGTGGAGCAGAAGTAAGGCGCATCCGAACGCTTGCCAAGTATCTGGACAGCGACAACTTTGGCTCAAATAAGCTTGCCATCACACAAGGCGGTGATTCTTTGGTCACACAAGGCAGCGATAACCTTGAGTTCAACGTTGTTGTAACCAATGCAACGGCTGATCCAAACGCTCGTTTCCCTGATGAGCGCTGGTTTATCGACCGTAAATCCAGCGAAACACGGGACAGCGTTACGTTTGAGTTAGCAAGCAAGTTTGATTTGGCTGGTCAAAAAATTCCAAAACGTCAGATCATCGCCAACATTTGCCAGTGGAAGTATCGCAGCAGTGAGTGCAGCTACACCGGCACTGATTATTACGATGTGAACGGCAATGAGGTCAGCACTGAGGCGCAGGATGTTTGCGGCAAGCGGGTTGCCAGCTGCAAGCTTCGGTTTGGGGAAAATGCTGAACTGCCGTTTGGATCTTTCCCTGGCGCTGGTCTTACTAAATGATGCATCTTTCTGATCAAATTAAATCAGAAATTTTGCAACATGCTGTGCATGATTCCCCAATTGAATGCTGTGGCCTAGTCGCTGTAGTTAAAGGAAGGATGCAATACTTTTGGTGTGAAAATATTGCAGAAACCCCAGACGAGCATTTCATTTTGAGTGGATGGAAAGAAGTCGAAGATCAAGGCGAGGTCGTTGCGATTGTCCACAGTCACCCAACGACAAATCCTGAGCCTTCTGTCGCCGATAAAGTTGCTTGTGAAAAGTCAGAGTTGCCATGGTTTATTGTCAATCCAAATACAAGAGAGTGGGGATATTGCGAGCCAACGGGTTTTGAGTTGCCTTATGTAGGGCGTGAATTTGTTCATGGTGTCGTCGACTGCTATTCGCTTGTTCGTGACTGGTACTTAAGGGAATACGGCATTCAACTGCGTGATTATGACCGGCGTGATCAGTGGTGGGATCACGGCCAGAATCTTTATCTAGACAATTTCAGCAACGAAGGGTTTCGCCAGATTCCGCTTGAATCAGTGCAGCGTGGCGACTTAATCCTGATGAACCTTGTGTCGCCCGTGCCAAATCATGCGGCAATTTATATGGGCGATCAACAGGTGCTGCATCATGTGCAGGGGAGGTTGTCTAGCCGTGATGTCTATGGCGGTTACTATGGGAAGAGCACTGCCTGCGCCTTGAGGCATGAAAGTCGTTAAGGTCTACGGCGCTTTGCGTAAACGGCTTGGTCAATGCCGGTTTGAGTTTGACGTAGCGACACCAGCACAGGCCATCAAGGCGTTGTGCGTCAACTTCCCAGGACTAGATAAGTGGTTGATTGATAGTGAGCAGGATGGCGTTGCTTATCGGGTAGCAGTAAGCAAAGAAAAGGCGACTGAAGAGAATATTGCTCCTTTGCTCATGCCATTCAGTGATAAAGAGGTTTTCAGTATTACGCCTGTGGTTGCTGGCGCAGGTCGTGGCATCGGATCAATTTTGGTTGGCGCTGCATTGATTGCTGTCGCTATAGCTAATCCTGCTGTCGGTTTTGGATTAGGTGGCGCTGCAGGTTTTGGGGCAGGTGCAGTTGCAGGCGCAACTACTGCAACTTTTGGCGCTTCATTAGCTGCTTTAGGCGGCACTATTGGTATTGGTTTGGTTTTAACTGGTATTGCTCAAGTAATTTCGCCTCAACCATCACTCGACAGCACGATTGATGAATCAGTGCAGCTGGAGTCTTTTACCTTCTCCAACGTTGTCAATACCAGTCGTCAAGGGATGCCCTGCCCAATAGCCTATGGGCGGCTGTTTGTTGGATCGGCAGTGCTGTCCAGCGGTCTTGACGTTGATCAGGTGCAGGTATGACTCAGACCAAATATGTCGTTGGTGCTGGTGGTGGCGGCAAAGGCGGTGGCGGTAGAAGCACCCCAACTGAGCAGGACGATACGCTTCAGTCAACACAGTTTGCCAACGTTCTTGATCTGATCAGCGAAGGCGAGATCGGTGGTCTTGAGGATGGCAACAAGAGTATTTTTCTGGACGATACGCCTGTTCAAGCAGCTGATGGCACCAACAATTTTGAGGGTTTTACTGTTGTCACCCGTGTTGGAACGCAAGGCCAGACGCACCTTGCTGGACCGTTCAACACAACAGAACGAGAAACAGCAGTTGGCGTTGAGGTTACAAACAGCACCTCAGTAACTCGCAGCATTACAGATTCAACAGTTGATCGTTTGCGTGTCACACTAACGATTCCATCGCTGCAAGTGCTGGAAGACGATGGTGATATTATTGGCAATAGTGTACAAATTAAGATCCAAATTCAGTACAACAGTGGCGGATACAACGACGTTATTACTGACACGATTAGCGGTAAAAGCAGCAACCGTTATCAGCGAGATTATCTAGTCAACCTGACTGGCAGTTTTCCTGTTGATGTACGGATGGTGCGTGTTAGCGCCGATGAGACTAGTCAAAAGCGAGCTAGCAGCACAATCTTTCAAAGTTTTACCGAGATTATTGACGATAAATTCCGCTATCCCAACTCAGCACTGGTTGGCCTGCGGTTTGACTCGCGTCAGTTCAGCAACATTCCAACCCGCAAGTATTTAATTCGTGGAATCAAGGTCAAGATTCCAAGCAATGCAACGGTAGACACCACAACGCATTTAGGACGACTTACATATTCCGGTATTTGGGACGGGACTTTTCAGGCTGCAACATGGACGAATGATCCGGCTTGGATTTTGTATGACTTGTTAATCTCCACCAGATACGGCGCTGGTGTGCCTGAAAGCACATTGGATAAGTATGACTTTTTTGCGGTGTCCCAATACGCAAGCACTCTTGTGTCAGATGGTGCAGGCGGTCAGGAGCCGCGTTTTAGCTGCAACATGCTGATTAACAGCAGGGATGAGGTCTATAACGTCATCAAGCAAATGACTGCCATTTTTCGTGGCATCGCCTATTACGGCGCTGGAACGTTGCAGCTGCTGCAGGATAAGCCGTCTGATCCGCAATATTTGCTCAGCCCGAGCAATGTTGTTGATGGCATTTTTCAATATCAAGGCACGTCCCAGAAAGCACGTCACACCGTTGCTGTTGTGGCTTGGCAGTCATACGACACTCGTGGCGATGTCGAATATGAATATGTTGAAGACCATGATGCGGTCGCCAAGTACGGCATCATCAAAAAGGACATCAAGGCCATCGGTTGTTACAGCCAAGGCCAGGCGCATCGTATCGGTAAATGGACACTGCTGTCCGAGCAGAACCTGACTGAGACAATTCAGTTCAGCGTTGCGATTGAAAGCGGCATCATCCTGCGACCCGGCATGGTCGTTGATATTGCTGACCCTGTTCGCGCTGGTGCGCGTCGTTCAGGTCGGGTCAAGTCTGCAACCACAACGCAGATCACAACAGACAGCAGCAATGGCCTGACTACTTCACTGGCTGCTGCAAACAACCCGAAGTTGTCAGTGATGTTGTCCACTGGCTTGGTTGAGCAGAAGGATGTGCCAGTTGGTGGCATCACGTTGCTTGCGGATGGAACGGCAGAAATTGACGTTGCCAGTGCGTTTAGCGAAGCACCTGCTGCTGGATCGGTGTTCTTGTTCCAGAACGACGAGGTTCAGTCTCAGCAGTTCCGCGTTGTATCTGTTGCTGAAGCAGAAGAAGGCATCTATGGCGTCAGTGCCGTTGCCTATAACAGCACGATTTATGACGCGGTTGAAGCTGATGTTGAGCTGACCAACCGGGACATCAGCAACTTGTCGTTGATCCCCAACGCGGTCGATAGCATCACTACTGAGGAGTTTCTGTACGAAGAAGCCAGCGGCGTGTTTGTTGGTGCGTCGGTTAGCTGGAACCATGATCGCGTCAACGTCAGTGAGTTCCGCGTTCAGTACCGGATTGATAATGACAACTGGCAGGCCGTCGATACGTCTTCGCCGTCAGTCACGCTGCGGAACCTGCGTGCTGGTCGCCTGTATGTGCAGATCCAGGCCAAGAACTACCTGAACAAGGGCAGTCAGATCACTGCGGCTGATTTTCAGCTGCAGGGCAAAACTGCTGCACCAGCCCTAGACACAGATGAGTTTTTGGCAGATGGAACTACGCCAAATCCCAGTTTTATCAACTTCAGCATGATTCCGGTCAACGGACAAGCCAGGCTTACTTGGCGTCAGTCTGATGATTTGGATGTGCGTGTTGGCGGTTATGTTCGCCTGCGTCATTCGCCTAATTTGAGCGGCGTTACGTGGCCAACTTCAACCAGCATCTCTGAACAGATTGCAGGTTCTGCGACTGAAGCGTATGCAGACCTAAAAGCCGGTACCTATAGCCTGAAATTTGTTGATTCTGGCGGTCGCGAAAGCCTAAATGCAGCACTGATTGAATTTACGAAGGCAGATCTTCAGAGCGTTGAAGTTGTTGGTGCGTTGGGCTCTACAGAAGATCCATCGTTTAGCGGCACCAAGACCAACCTGACGGTAGACGCCACAAACAATGAGCTAGAGCTAGCAACTACCGGCAACGAGCTTCAGCCTCTTGGCGACTTTGACCTTGAGGATGGCGGTGGTTTGCTACTTGAAGACGACAGCAACTTCACGCTGCAAGGCGATGACGAGCTGCATCAATCTGGAACGTATGTCTTCAACAGCGGCAATACGTTTACGTTGAGCGATGTCTTTAGCCTCAGGCTGGACAGCACGTTGCGGGCTCGTAGCTTCTTCCCGTATGGAGAGCGCATTGACGATGAACCCAACTTTGACCTGATCACTGAGTTTGACGGCACCGCACCAAACACTTGTGATGTTGAGCTGTATATCCGCACCACACAGGACGATCCAGCAGGTTCTCCGACGTTTACGAGCTGGCGTCGATTCAACAACGCGGAGTTCAAGGCTCGTGGTTATCAGGTCAAGGCAGAGTTCAGCACTGGCGGTGGGCAGGAGCAAATTGCTGTTGATCAGCTGCGGGTTGAAGCGCAAATGCCAAGGCGTTCCGTGACCGGATCGGTGACGACCAGCACCAGCGCAGACGTGTCAGTGACTTATGGCACTGGCAACAAGTTCTATGTAACTCCTGACGTAGGGGTTGTAATGCAGGTTCAGGACAGTGGTGAGAACTATGTAATCACAAGCCCTTCTGCCACTGGCTTTAGCGTGTCTGTTTACGACAGCACGAACGTTGCGACCAGGAGTAGAGTGGCAAAAGCGATCACTTGGACCGCTACTGGCTACGGGATTGGCTGATGTCCTTTGTAAACGAGACAAAATCCACTCCGATCCAGAACGACACTGGAGCGAATGTCCGGGCGGACATCAACTCCAACATGGCTGCGATTTACAGCCTGAATGCGAGTTCATCTGAGCCTAGTGCTGCTAATTCTGTTGCCCGGATGATCTGGGCAGATGAAAGCAATAACGAGTTGAAGATTAGAAATGCAACCAATACGTCCTTCATAACCATTGGTTCTCTAAACGAGATCAACTTGGGACTAGCGACAAAAGCCAGTCCTACGTTTACAGGCAACGTTGGCGTGCCTGCTGGAACGGTCAGCAGCTTGCCGCTCCGGTTTAGTGGGGACACTGATACTGGCGTTTTCAGAAACGCTGCCAATGATTTCAGCATCGTTACTGAAGGAGTTCGTCGCGCTCACTTTGACGAAAACGGCATCACCATCCGTGATCGCAAGGCACTGAGGCTGCGGGATACAAGCAACAGCAACTTTGTTGCGCTCCGAGCCCCGTCAAACGTTGCCAGCGACATCACGCTCACCCTGCCTAGCAGTGACGGCAACGCTAATGACGTGCTGCAGTCAGACGGCAGCGGCAACCTTAGCTTTGCTGCTTTGCCGCAGGCTGTGCCGACTGGGTCGGTTCATTTGATGGCGACGACCACTGCGCCGAGTGGTTATTTGAAGTGCAATGGTGCTGCAGTTAGCAGGACCACTGAAGCTGCTCTGTTCGCGATTATTGGAACGACATGGGGTGAAGGCGACGGCAGCAGCACTTTTAACGTTCCAGATCTACGCGGTGAGTTTGTCCGTGGTTGGGCTGACAACAGCAGTGTTGATAGTGGCCGGAGTTTTGCAAGCTCGCAGTCAGACCAGAACAAGCAACACAATCACTCGGCTTCCGCTACGTCGAGCGTCACTGACCCTGGTCACTTCCACGATGTTCCTTATTCAAACAGTGACTCTGGTGATGGTGTGATTGAAGAGTCAGGCACAGGCTTTTCAGGAGTCGAACCAACCAACTCAGCCACAACAGGAATCTCTGTTTCTACTTCAGTCAGCATTGGCAACAGTGGTGGCAGCGAGGCCAGGCCGCGTAACATTGCAATGATGTACGTCATCAAAACGTAAGCAATGGCCGACCGCAAAATTACGGATCTGACTGCTCTCGCTGCAGGTAGTCAGGCAACGGGCGACTTGCTGACGATTGTGGACGTTAGCGAAAGTGCTGCGGCTGATAAAAACAAAAAGATTACGGTTGAAAGCCTTTTTAAGGGGATTCCGCCGAACGTTGGCATTGGAACGTCTTCGCCAGGCAGACAGCTGCAAATTAACGGCGACTCAGATACGCAAATCAGAGTCGTTGCTTCAGCAGGAGGTGCAGCTGGTATCCAGTTTGGTGATGCAAATGATTCTGTAATGGGCGGCGTCAACTTTGACGCAAGTGATGATTCTTTGCAGCTTAGAGGATTTAACAATAGTGAGCGCCTACGCATCAACAGCTCTGGGAATGTTGGCATTGGAACGACGACGCCTCAGCACAGACTTTCTGTCGAAAGGGATATTGGTATTTATCGTGCTTCTTCTGACCCAACTTTAAGTCTTTCTGTCGGAGGAACAATTAGCTCTCCGACTAAAACTTACAGCCTTCTGATTGATGACAGCGACTCTGACAAGCTGCAGCTAAGAGATGGGAGCACTGCCAGAGTCACGCTAGATGGCAGTGGAAATGTTGGCATTGGAACAACGTCGCCCACCACAAGCTTGCATATTAAAGGGGCTAATATAACTGGCAAAGGACAATTTGTTGTTAGCAGTGATTCTGCAGGGCAAGAAGCTCGGATGACATTTATTGATGGCTCTGATGATATTGCAGAAATTAGCACTGATGGCGATAACTTTTACTTTTACAATGAAAGATCTTCTGGTGCATTTCAGTTCTATACAGGAGGCACCGAGCGTTTGCGCATCGACAGCTCTGGGCGGGTTGGTATTGGAACTTCGTCGCCTGACCAACTTCTTACTGTAAACGGCGGTGTTGGTATTAATAATAGTGGCGGCGGCGGTGGCTCTCCAATTCTTACAATCACCAATAATTCAGGCAACCCATTCATAAATTGCACAAGCAATTCGACTGCGTTGACATTCGGTTACAACTCAACCGAGCGGATGCGTATCACTAGCGATGGTGATCTTTTAATTGGTCAAAGTTCAACCGATACACCTGGATTTGGGAACACAACTTTAGGCGCAGCTTTTGAAAATCTTGGTGCAGACGGAGCGGCTTTGTTTGTTTCAAGATCTAATAATATATGCGCTGGTTTCAACCGCGCTCAAGACGGTACCGTCGTTCAGTTTGCAAGCGCAGGAACTGTTGAAGGCAGCATTAGTATTTCTGGAACCACCACCTCTTACAACGGTGCGCACCTTGCTCGTTGGACACAACTTGCGGGCAATGCAGAGCGCATTGAAATCTTGCGTGGCTCTGTACTGAGCAACATTGATGAGATGTGCGAGTGGGGCGAAGAGGACAACGAACAGCTGAACCGCATGAAGGTCAGCGATGTTGAAGGGGATGTCAACGTGTCTGGCGTCTTCCAAGCCTGGGACGATGACGATGACACCTACACCAATGACTTCTACTGCGCGATGACGGGTGACTTTGTTATCCGCATTGCACAGGGCACAACCGTTGCACGCGGTGACCTGCTGATGTCTGCTGGTGATGGAACGGCAAAACCGCAGGATGACGACATCGTGCGTTCCAAGACCATTGCCAAGGTGACTAGCACCACGGTTTCGACGACTTACGCAGACGGCAGCTATTGCGTGCCCTGCGTCCTCATGGCTTGTTAAATACAGGTCATTTAGACTGTTCCTACATCTATTGAGCGATCATGGCAAACGTCAAGATCACCGAACTGACGGCTGCCACTGCCCTCGCCGGTACTGACGTTCTGCCGATCGTTGATGTTGGAGCGGATGCGACGAAGAAAGTAAGCGTCAGTGACCTGCTGCGGAACTTGCCTGATGGAACGGTGAGCGCACCAGCACTGGCGTTTGCTGACGACCAAAACACAGGTGTGTATTCACCTGCCGCGAACGAGTTGGCGTTTGCGACGAGCGGCACGCAGCGGCTTGTAATCAACAGCACCGGTCAAATTGACATCAATTCAAATTGCAGAATTGAAGAAGATGGTTTATTCAAGGCATCTAACGGATCTGCCGCTGCGCCTTCACATGCTTTTTTGAACGACCCTGATAATGGGATGTTCAGAGCAACAACAAACACCTTAGGTTTTTCAACTGGGGGTAGCGAGCGCCTACGCATCGACAGTTCTGGCCGCTTGGGCATTGGAACATCGTCACCTAACAACGAACTCCATGTAAGCGGTTCAGGTGCTTTTTCTGGTACAGCATCTTCGTTAAGCAACGATCAAGTTCAAATAGGTTTTGCCGCTCCTGAAGGCTTTATCAAAGCAAAAAACAGTAGCGGTTCGCCAGCTGCAAACCTTGGTCTTTATACGACTAATGGAAGTGGAACCACGAGTAAAATCGTTCACGTTTCTTATGACGGCAATGTTGGGGTTGGCGTGACCCCTGGCACAAAGTTTCATGTAAAGGGAGATAACAACCTAAACGTTTGCATTATTGACGCACAGGGAACCGCACCTAACTATATTCTTGATGTCAGGGATGATGGAACAAGCAAATTTAGAGTTAATGGTGCTGGCAACGTTGGCATTGGAACGTCGTCGCCGAGCAGTCCCTTGCATGTAAAAAATGCAGGGTCAACAGCTTGTAGATTTATTCTTGAAAATTCAGGAAGCGCATCTGACGACAGTACGCAAATTTGGTCTCAAAATAATGATTTAGCTTTTAACACAAATGACAGCGAGCGGATGCGTATCGACAGCTCTGGCAACGTCGGCATCGGTACAACATCGATAGACAATAAACTTCACGTTGCAAGTAGTGTTAGCGCTGTCGTTAAATACGAATGCACTAGCGGTACTTCTACTTATACAAAGTTTGAAAACACAGATAACGCAAGAGGTTTTGTCGGTTATGAGGGCAAAAGGCTTGTCTTCTATGCAGATAATGGTTCAAACACTGGGGATGTAAGAGTTGCGTTTATGGACGCAGACGGTCTGAAGTTTGGTGGTGACACGGCTGCTGCAAACGCTCTCCACGATTACGAAGAGGGCACTTGGACAGCTACTATTAATACTACAAACAGCAATGCAACAGTTTCAGCTAATAATACAACAGGATATTATGTAAAAGTTGGCAGTATGGTAACTGCTTATTATTACAGCGCTAATGTAAATATTACTGCGGTTGGCAGTGGGGCTGGCATAATCACCGGCCTTCCATTTACTGTTGCTAACTTAAGTAATGGCTTCGCCACTGCTACGGTTACACACGCAACTATTTTTTCAAGCCAAATTCAAAATGGATATGCGGATCCAAACGACACCCGCATTGTTTTTGTGGGAGAAGGATCAACGTCGGGAATAGGGTTGACAACAGGCAATCCTTTATATGTCATGGTAAGCCTTACCTACAGAGCTGGGTAATTGATAGCCCGCAACGGCTAAAAACTACGCCTAAACCTGTTTCGTCTGGAGGACGTTCCTAATGGCTATCACCAAGCGCACTGAACTTAAAGAAGAGATTTTGCCTAACCAGGTCATCCAGATCCGCACCACCACGGTGGTTGAAGAGGATGGTGTTGAGCTGGCGCGTAACCATCACCGCCATGTTGTTGTTCCTGGTCAGGACGTAACAGGCGAAGCGCAGGAAGTGCAGGATATCGCAGCAGCACTCTGGACCGCTGATGTGATCAGTGCATATCAGGCGTCTATTGCTGACTCTCAACTTCTCTGAGTAAACTTCACCTACAACAGTTTTTCCAATGGCTACACCAACCACAACGTTCACTTGGGCCGTTGGCACCATGGATCGTCAGCTGAGCAACGGTGCTGTGCAAACCGTGCATTACACCGTTACCGCTAACGACGGCACCTATGAATCTGGTGCGTATGGCAGCGTCGGTCTCGATCAGCCTGAAGATGATGCAGATCTGACTGCATACGCAGAACTGACTGAAGCTTGGGCAGTTGCTGCTGTGCAAGCCAAGCTCGGTGGTGCAGAGAAGGTTGCTGAGATCGAAGCTGCGCTCCAGGCACAGATTGACGTGCAGCGCACTCCTGTTTCTGGCTCTGGAGTTCCCTGGTGATGCAGCGTCCAGATCCAATGATCGCCGCTAAGCCTGGTGCGGAAGACGTTCAGGCTATGGGCAATCGAGTTGCATGGCTCAATTGCCTATATCTGCATGATGAAAGGGACAAGCGTGAGCACCCTTTGCACGGCAAGTACACAGGCCTTGCTCAGAAATATCAGCAATTCATTGGCTGATGGCAAAGCCTAAGTCCTTTACTGTCACCAATTTTATTGAGGGCAAACCTAAAAAAACTCGACAGGGTTCAGGAAGGAATTCCTTGCCTAAACGAGGTAAAAAGCGTTATAGAGGTCAAGGCCGATGAATGGATGCTGCCACTCTTAACAACTGGCGATTGATTAAGGAGATGTTAGAACGTCAGGGGAAGACTGACTGCCTCTTCTATAAGCGTGCCATTGCAATCCTTGCTGGTAG